CAGTTATTAACTATAGTTAGAGATATTCATAAATTAGATGTTATTCACCAAGACATTAAACCGGAAAATATTGTTTATGATAAAAAGACAGAACAAATTACTCTTATTGATTTTGAAGAAAAATTTACCACTGATTATCGTAGTCCTGAACAAGTTTTAGAACGAAATAAATCACCTAAAATAGATATTTGGTCTTGCGGGATAACATTTTATTTTTTACTTACCGGAGATGTCCCGTTTCATAATTCCGATGAAATTCTCTCTGCTAGTTTAACCACAGAAGATAAATGGAGTTTGGAATTACAGGATTTTTTACAATGTTTAATTGAACGTAATCATAATTTACGCTACAATGCCAAAGAAGCACTAGAACATATTTGGATCACAAGTTGAATTTTTTTTTATATACTATTATATAAAAATGCCTGAATGGTTAAAAATATTAACAATAATAATTTTATTATTATCAATTATTGCCGTATTAGTTTATGGTAGTTTTAAAATTTGGAATAAATTAAACAGAAAAGATGACATGTAGTTTTTCTGCTTTCACAATAGACAACCCCACTGGTACAAACCAATACACACAAGCCGGGTATATAACTTGTGGTCAAGGAGGTATGCTTTGGCAACGGGAGAAAATTACAATTAAAAATAATGGACCTGGTGATTTTTATATAGGTCCTGTGTCAGGAAAGAGTTCACTCGATGTTATTAATGTAAGAGAAAATTATAATTACACTTTTCAAAATATGTATAGTCCTAACATTTATTATTTATCTACTTCTCAATATAGTAAACCAAATTTTAACATTCAAATAGAATAAAATAACTAAATTTAAAGTAGTTATATAATTCAAATAAATGCCTATTGTTAAAGAAGTAAAGATAATAAAAGTGCCTCTATCGGATAAGGAAAGAGCCCCAGATTACCCAAAAGTATTTCCTAAAATGCCCCGTCTTTATTTAGAATTGTTGGAAAATAAAAACAAAATTAAACAGGATTTAATTAACAAAGAATACATACCACCTAAACACGACCAGGAAATAATGAAAATGTCTCCACCTACTGAGCAAAAGTATCAGGAAAAAGATCAGGAAAAAGATCAGGAAAAAGATCAGGAAAAAGATCAGGAAAAAGATCAGGAAAAAGATCAGGAAAAAACTGATGATAATTTTAAACAAATTAATACAGAAGATAAAAAATATAACTTTTCTAGCGACACCGAAACAGACAAAAGTTATAGCGACAGTGACAGTGACAGAAGTTATAACGATAGACGAGACAGAAGTTATAGCGACAGTGACAGTGACAGAAGTTATAACGATAGACGAGACAAAAGTTATAACGACAGTGACAGTGACAGTGATAGAGATGACGAAAGAACTAAATATGAACATCGAAAAAAATCAGAAGACACTGAAGATTTATCTGAGCGTTTAAAAGAGTTGTTAGGTGAAACCGATGACGAAAGTTCAAAAAGTGAACATAGAAAAAATGATAAATATTCTAAACCTAAAAAATCAGTTGTTAAATCAAGTTCGCATAATACCCCTTATGAAAAGTATAAAGAACAGCAACAACGTGAGATTAAAAAATCAGCACCCACTTTGGCAGAATTAGAAGCAATGGGAAAATATCAAAGAAAACCAGAACTTCGAGATATAAATCATATTACCACAAATGAATACGAAGACGAGGATAAAAAACGAGAATTAATATTTAAATATGGATTACTGAAAAAAGCTTATCCTTTAGCAGCAGCCACTATACCCGATTATACAATACATTCTGACTTGCGAGAAATGGAAAAAAATTATGATGCTACAGTAAAACGATTATCTCTTGATTCAAGCGTAGAAAGTTATAAAAATTATTTGGTCGGAGGTTTCATGTGTGCAGAATATGTGTTTGGAAACTTTTTAGGTTTCGATATGCAAGGTTTTTGTCAGCAACAAATTGTATCTATGAATACATATGAAAAGTTGCTCATTGAATTGGGTGAAAAATCTTATGTTCCCTCCGGTAGTAAATGGCCAGTAGAATTACGTTTGTTGTTTGTAATTATGATGCAAGCAGGATTTTTCATTGTAGGTAAAATGATTATGAAAAAGACAGGTGCCAACATATTGAATATGATTAACGGCATGAATAACTCCAATGTTCACGCACAAACATCACAAAAACCAAAGAGAAAAATGAAAGGTCCCAATATTAATTTAGATGATATTCCTGATGCGGAAGAAAACTCTGCTGAACAATCAGCGAATAATACTGCGACTAATTGATAAAATATTCGGTTACAAAAATAATATAAAAATGAAAAATTATATATTTATAAAATATATAATATAAAATGGTTAATTTTCAGATTATGTCCGATATTCATATCGAGACTTTAGAAAACTATGTGATTGAAGACTTTATTACACCAACAGCTGATATCTTGATTTTAGCTGGCGATATTGGCAGAGTGACTAAATATAATCAATTAGAAAAATTTCTACAAGATCTGTGCCCTAAATTTAAATTAGTTTTATATGTTTTGGGCAATCACGAATATTATCGTGTCGAAGGTATGAGACCTCTAAGCATGGAAGAAATTTTACAAGATATTAATAATATCGCTACAAAAATACCTAATTTATATATATTAAACAGAAATAGTATTATTATTGGAGATGTTTGTATCGCTGGGTGTACATTGTGGTCTCGTGTCAATATTGACATTCCTCCATACATTGTCAAAATTCCACGTGTGAATAGTTATAAATATAATTACATGTTTAACAAAGATTTTGCATATATTCAAGATATGGTTAAATATTGTCAAAAAAATAAACTTAAATTGGTAGTGGTGACACATCACTGTCCAACATTTGCTTTTACCAGACGATATGGTAATGATAAATTTCGTTCCCTTTACTGTACAGATTTGGAACATATGCTTGACGAGAAAAATATCCACACGTGGATATGTGGTCATGTTCATATCAATTTCGATGTTGTGTTTAAAAATGGGACACGATTAGTGAGCAATCAGAGAGGTAAAGGTAAAGATAATATTACAGATTTTTCATTAACTAAAGTTATTGAGATATAAATTTTGTATTTTAAATTTATATACAAAAAAATTTAAAATACAAATTAAAAAAAGATATTAAATAAAAAAATGGTTAAAATGATTAAAATTTTATCAAATGAAGAATTAAAAACTAAAAATTTAAAACAACTAGAAACTTATATCAAACAACTTGAAAAAGCAGGATATTCTGTTGATCACGCAGCAATGAGTAAAGAAGACCCAGAATCTTATATGCGTAAAAAAATTAGACATGCTCTTAATGAAAGTCCAAGTAAATCTAAGCGTAAAACTAAGAGCGCCAAACGTAATTCAGTCAAGCGTAAAACTAAGAGCGCCAAACGTAATTCAGTCAAGCGTAAAACTAAGAGCGCCAAACGTAATTCAGTCAAGCGTAAAACTAAGAGCGTGCGAAAATCACGTAAAGTTAAATCACGTAAAGTTAAATCACGTAAAGTTAGTAGTCGAACGGCAAGTTCAAAGAGAAAAGTCTTAACAGCACAATCTAGACGGGAAGAATTAAATAAATATCCGGTCAAATCATCAAAGGGCGACTTAGATTTAACTACCATCGCCAAAAAATTAAACATTAAAAATCTGACGAAAATGAATAAGGAAAAAATAATTAATGCTATTTTAGAAAAAGAAGAACCCCAAGAAGTAGTCACTGTGAAAAAAGTTAGTCCAAAAGTTTCAAAAAGAAAACCTTCTGAATTGTTCTCTGAAGAAGAACCTGAAGAGGAGGAAGAGGAAGAACCTGAAGAAGAGGAAGAGGAAGAGGAAGAACCTGAAGAAGAGGAAGAGGAGGAAGAACCTGAAGAAGAGGAGGAAGAGGAAGAGGAAGAACCTGAAGAAGAGGAGGAAGAGGAAGAGGAAGAACCTGAAGAGAAACAAAAGAAAGTAATTTATTTTACACCCAAAAAATCTTGCAAGGCAGAATTACTAAAGAAAAATTTGGCCGATATTATAAAGATCTTGAAAAAGAACGGTTACGATGTAGCAAGTGATGTAACTAAAGAAGAAGCCGCTGATTTAATGTGTGAAAAATATAAAATAAAATGTAGCGATAAAAATGGTTATGATTGTCCTAATGGTAAAGTTTGTAATGTTTCTACGTCTCCCGGTATCTGTGTAAATGTAAACGAAGTCAATCCACAAATTGCTCGTTTAAAATATAACGGTAAAGAAATTATTGGTAGCCTGGAGGCAATTAAACAATTACAAACTAAATTAGCATTAGAAAACCCAAAATACGAAAAACCAGCAGAAAAAATTCAAGGACATCGTCGTACTGGCGGCGAGGAGTCACATAAACAATTACTAACTAAATTAGAAAAAATTAAAAAAATTAAGGAAATTTTAGAAAAACGAGGTATTGTTTCTCGAGATAAACAATTAACAGAAAAACAACAAACAATTGCCGTACAACAACTAGAAAAACATAATAAAACTTGTGACGAAGATAATGATTACAATTGTGGTGACGGTTTAGTTTGTGATTTAGCGACAAAACCAGGTATTTGCGTTGAAGAAAATAAAGGTATCACGGTAAAACCATCAGTTTATGATTACAATGGAAACAAAATTGTTGGCAGTAAAAATACTATTGAAAATATGAAAAATAAATTATCTGAAAAATGTGGAGATTATAACAAATCAGAATTGTTGAAAACAAAGATTGCTGATTTAAGAAAAATGCTTAACGAAAAAGGAATAAGTAATGCCAATGTTAAGAAACGTGAAGATTTAGTTGAATTATATTGTAAAAAAAGTGTATCACCTTCACCACGTTCTGCTAAACATAAAAAATTATTAGCAGATGCGGTGAAATTATCTGGTAAAAAAGCAGAAGATTTAAAAAATAAATCTGACGTTGAATTAGGAAGAATTATCCAAAAAGAAAAAATTTCTGAAGTTATTCGCGATAGTTCTCTTTCACAACGAGAAATATCTGAACGAACAAAAACAATTAAACTTAAGACTCCTAAAAATAAAGGAGAATATGTGGAAGCGTTGGCATCTGCTTTAAGTCAAAGTCCTGCTAAATTAAATAAATTTACATTAAACGAATTAAAAGAGAAATACAAGGTATTACAGAAAATGCCCGAAGAAGAACATCAAGACGATGAACTTTTCGAAGAGGAAGAAGAGGAAGAACCTCAACACGATGAACTTTTCGAAGAGGAAGAAGAGGAAGAACCCGAAGAAGAGGATGAGGAAGAAATCAGTGTTCAACAAGAAAAAAGACCTCAAATAGATGTTAATTCAGAACAAGTTGAAAATGTATTAAAAGAAATTTCAGGCGGTAAGAAAACTAACATTGAAGAATTATCACAAGTTCAAAATGCGGTATTAAAATGTTTAGGATTAGTTAGTGCTTAATAAATTTTATTATTAATTTTATTATAATTAATAATTATCATCATATAAAAAAGAATTAAATTTTTCCAGATCTAATTTTTGACAAATAGGTATCAAATGGGTTTGACAATATTTTTTAATTAAATTTACAGTTTCATTATTATACTGATAATTAGTGTCAAAATGTTCTTCTGTCTCATCATCATAATGTTCTTCTATATCAGAATAATTATCATAATCTTCTTCTAAACTCATTTTATATTATAAATTATTTCTTTTAATTATATATTCATTATAAATTTCTTCCAGTTCTGGTGTCATAACTTTTTCCGTGTCGATGTGTCCAGAACTAGACTGGTATAAAAACTTGAAAAATAAATACATTTCAGAATAGTCTAAAAAATCATTATTACGATTCAAAATATTATATAAATTAATTAAATGGGGAAAATAGGCATATTCCCAATAATTAAAACTGACATTTTTTTGATCGGCATTGTATTTTGGTATGGGGTAAATGGCATACTTGGAACGATTAACTGTGTTTTTGGCAACTGAATTGGCGGATTGTGATTTAATAATATCGGTAAATTTTGACATTGATTATCGTTTATATCTATTATTGTTTTTTTAAAACATTTTCACCACTTTCTAATTCTTCCAATTCTTGACGAATTTCTTCATCTAAATCATCATCTTGAAATTCATATAAATCGTCAGATAAATCGTCCTCGTCATCTTCATATACAGTGGACAGATTATTTGTTCGTGGTGGGTCGTTAAATTGTATTTTAGTTTGTTTTGGTACATCTACTGGTTTACTGGGTTTATTCTGTTGTGCTGATTTACTGGGTTGAGTTTTCTGTTCGATTTTAACATGTTTTTTCTGTTCTATTTTGGGTTTTTTAACTTCAGTTTCTACGCCGGTGTTCTGTGAACTTGAATAATTTTTCAAAGTTTGACCTACTTGCATAAAACCATTATTAACTTGTTGACTTAACATTTCAAACTTTTGTGACATTTGTTGTAATGTCGTTTCAAGTTTTTGAATGTGTTCTTCCTGATCTTCAATTCGCTGAGACAATTCTTCAATATGTCCTAAAAGATTTTTATTTTTAGAATTAAAATACCATACTAAACCAATCAAAACAACTACTTCAGATGCAATGTGAATTATTTGCTTGGTGTCTATTTCGTTTTTTGATGACATTTTATGAATTGTATTTCATTGTTTTAAATAGACTTAAAAATATATAACTTGATTTAAAATGAATTTTCGTATAAGATCACAGAACAGAAATCCCGTTGTCATTTTTAAATCAGATGATAATATTGAAGATATCACAGATATTACAAAGTTGGTTGCCGAATTGGAAAAAAATCTTATTTCCCAACCTATGACAGAAAATAATAATAACATAATAACAAATACTTTGAATGATGTAGTCACGCCAGAACTAAAATCTAATAATTATCGTCAAAAAACTATTCTTTATAATCCAGAAAAAATTATTACTGAAGAAGATGGCACTTGTCTAATCAGTTTCCCATTTAATGGTCTACTATACAAATTGGATAATATAGTATTTTCTGCTAATATTCAAAGTGAATCTGAATTTATTTTATCAGATAAAGAAACAGGCATTGTTTATTGTGTAAAAAAAATTATTAATTACACTGATACAAATTTAACATGGATTTGGCAAGACTTTACCAATATACCAGAAAAAATTTGTACTTTGGATATCATTGTTGAATGTAAAAAGAGAAAAAATTTAGAGATATTTGCGGTAGAAATAAACATGACTGAAAAAAATTAATATCATTTTATATTAATTTTTAATTTCATCTATATCTATAATAGAATAATCTTCAAAACTAGATGAAATACTTTTATATCTAGAATTATCCAAAGTATCTCTTAATATGTTTATACAAGAGAATTTTTTACCTTCTGTTAAACATTGTATAATTACAGGAGAAAATCCACTGATTAAACAAGTGTCGCCCTGTGATGTTGTGCTGGGAAAATCTGTGCTGTCTCCATTGACATTCCAGAACACTATTTTCGGTCTTGTGTAATTATATTTTTTATACATTCTGTCAATTTCTTCTAAATTAGTTGAATATTTGTCAATTTTGTCAAATTGCATATCAGATAAAATAATTAATCTTTTGGGCATATCGCTTTCGGTTAAATTAAATCGCAATGCTCGTTCAAGAATAATTTCAAATGCCAATTTTAAATTTGTACTTCCACCCCAATCCATTTTTTTTACTTGTAAATATTTTTCACGAAGAGTTATGTCGTCATTTAATACTGTAAAATTACATTTGTCATTGAAGTTTAGCAAATGTCCGTGAAATTGTCCTGAAACTACTTCAGAAATTAATATTCCCAATGATATAGCAACATCGATGGGGATAAATTTAGGTGTATACATACTGCTCGATGTATCCACGAGAGGAATACAATCTTTTAACATTCCTATTTTTTTCACTTCGGCAACAATATTTTTCCACTGTGTTTCAAGAACAACATCATAATTTTTATCGTTTTGTCTAACTTTTCTAATAATTTCGTATGGATCAAGTTTAGAATTAACTTTAGTTTTACCTAATTTCAGATTTTCCATCCAAAAGTTGAAACGGTCTGGATCATTCTTTTGAAAAGATTTTTTTAATTTTAACATTGTTTGTGTTGGAACTTTATCATATTCAATTTCGTCCCAACGTTGTGTACAGATATAACGTTCAACAATTTTTAGATAAGTTCTTAAAGGTGTGTTATATTTTTGTCGTAAAACTTTAGTAGACACGTTTAATCTTTGTGCCAACGTGGAGAAAACTTTTGTTTTGCGGTCAAGACTATTTCCTTCAGTTGGTGTCCACTTGGCACAAAGGGAACAGGGTAAACCCTGTTCCATGGAGGCGAAATCTTTTTTAAGTTGATTGGCCATTATATCTACTATTTCGTATTGCATTCTTTTTAAATTTTTCAACCATTCTTGACTGGTTATTTCTGAAAGATAATTTTTATTCACTTTTTCTAGATCAGTGAGGTCTAAAACTCCGGGGAAAAATTGTAGTAAATCATCCCAACGTCCATATTCAGGTATTAAATGAGCAACTTGCATAAAATATGTGGGATAATTAATAAATAACCAGCACAAAGCACGACGTCCTAATTCTCGTTCTCCTTTACCTCCCCGACAATCACGTAAATGAAATACTAATAAAAAGGTATCAAGAATATTTTCCCTGGCTGATTTTTTTAAATAATTGTATAGTTGCGGAGCATTTAAATTTCTTACACCTTTAAAAAACAGTGATAATCTACCTTCGTAATTACCTGAACTATCTGGAGATGTATAACTGACAGCACCGTTTTGTGTGTAAGAAATGTTTATAGCTTGAGAAAATTTTGACATTTATATTTTTGTTTGAGTTTTTAAATTTATTCACAATTTGATTCGTAATCTCGTTCATATGCTCCTCCGTAACACCAAGTTATTTCTTCACCTGCTTTTATATTTCTAGAAGCTATTAAGCGATAAGTTAATGTTTCGCCTTTTTTTGGTTTGTTTCGGTGACGATAATTTGATTTAGCATTAATATCGATAAAACAATTCTCTGTTTGGTCTCCAGAAGGTTCATTAGAGAAATATGCCCAATAAGGTATGCCACGTTTAGGATATTCTAAACTGCCCTCGTAAATATCTCCAATAAGAGTTTTATTACGTGAACCATTTTTATTGTAAACAGTCATAGTATACATATTATTTTTATAACCGGAAAAATTATCATCGTCAGCGTAAATCATAAATTTATAATACGCGATAACATTGCCTTTTTTAATATTTTTTATAGCATAAAGTGAATAACCTTTGTAATTTTTCTTCAAGGTCACTTTTAAATTACAACCTTGCGCGAGTTTTTTTGCCAATTTGGCATCTAAAACTTTATTTAATTTTTTATTCATTTTATTTTACAAATTTTTTATTTTTGTTTAGATAAATGGCACATATATTAATTGAAGCATTAATAATTGGTTTAATCACTGCTGTGGTAGGGTTTTTACTTTCAACACTTTTTATGTTACCTTCTAAGAGTTTCTCTTGGAAAAAGTATGATTTCTGGCCTCAAGTCATGGCAGCTTTCTTTTTAACCGGATTTTTATTACATTTAGGATTTGAACTCGCCGGTATCAATAAATGGTATTGTAAAAACGGCAACGCCTGTAGAATGTAATTTTATAAATTTTTTATAAAATTAATACAAGGGGGTAAAATTCCATCCCAATATTGAAAATAATTCTTTACAAATACTATCATGAAATGTTTTTCTGTCCATAGTTTTTAAAATTATAAAATCTTCTTTACGGCAATCATGTTTATGTTTTTGTAAAAGTTGATAAAGTACATATTGTGTCGAGATAAAATTAACTCTTTCAACTTTATTTTTAAAATGTTTATCATAAGTCTCGACTAGAATATCAAAATCATTTAATAATTTTTCCTCTAAATAAGATATATCATCAGGTTTTTTACCAGTAATGTTATAATGGATCAACGTGACATTTTCATAATGTTTGGGAAAACCTAACTCCCTAAGAAACATTAGAATATGTTCTTTAGTTATCTTGGAAAATCTTGTTTCTCGTTTAGTGTTTTTATCCCCAACAAGTAAATGATGTCTTTCAAATATATCTTCCAATTTGTCATAAACTTCTTTGTCAATTGAACAATTTTGTTTACCTTGATATTGATTAATACAATCACGGAAGTGAACTTTGCGATCATATGTGTATTTACTGGAAATGTTGACACGATCAGAATCTTTATAAGAAATAGTATGCTGTAACAATTCCTGTTGTGAATAACAATTCAGACAAATATAAGCATTTTCCTCGACGACAAAATCTGTCGTGTTATCACAGAAATGGCAACTTATTTTAAACTTTTTTTCCTCTGTTTTACTGTCAATTTTATAATATTTTTGTGCTATTTCTAAATATTTATGTATAATATTTATTTTAGTTTTGTCGTTGTTTGTTTTTTTCCCGCAAAAAGATAGTTTGACGGGAGTTTTCAATATTTGTTTGTATTTTTCTAAAATTTCTGCCGTTTCAATAATATAAAAATTATGTTCTTCATTATTATCTAATTTTTCAATAATATTTTTCAGTTCAGAAATATTTTTCTCAATTTCAAATACATTTCGGGAGGATAAATTGCCAGAATATAAACTTTTTTCCAATTCTTTTAACCGTTCTTTATATTCTGGCAATTTTTTGGTTTCGTTTTTAAATTTAAGTTGTATCTTGTCATCTATTGACAAAATATCTATTTCATTATCGGTCATTATTTAACTATATTATTTTAATTTGGTTCTTTAAGTTTTCTTTTTGAAAAATATAATAAAAAAAAATTATTTTTCTTGCTTACTATAAAAATGTCATCTGCAAATGTTTGTACATCAAATATCACATCAGGGTTTATCGATTTAGCAACCTATGATGAATTAGAAAAATATCTCTACGGAGGTCCTTCTGCTACTGCTTACTTTGTTCGTGAAACACGAAAAGCAACTTGGTTTACTTTAGTCCCTGTTGTTTTATCACGTTCAACTGGTAACGGAGATTTCGGCACAGATCATTCAGTCAATATTTCTCGTGCTGGTGATTATCTTCTCGCCGCTTGGTTACGTGTGACAACACCTCAAGTAGCTTTAACTGGAACTTATGCTACTCCACCAAATGTGGGTCAAACTGGAGTAGCTGGTACTCCTGCCTGGACTTACATCCGTTGGACTAGAAACTTTATGCATAATTTAATTGCCGAATGTTGTATCACATTTAACGATTTATCTGCTGCTCGTTTTGATAACTATCATCTCGATTTCTGGGCTGCTTTCACTGTCCCAGCAGGAAAATTAAATGGATACAAAAATATGATTGGTGATTTTGATTCTTTGATTCAACCTCAAAAAGTTTTAGAACCTGCAACACTTAATTTACCTTTACCATTCTTTTTCTCTCGTGATAGTGGTGTTTCATTGCCTACCGCTGCTCTTCCTTACAATGAAATGAGAATCACTTACAGTTTCCGTAGTTTCACTGAATTACTTGTTGTTGATGATTTTGGTGCATTATTTGTTACTCCGGGCGCCAATGTCTCTTCCTCACCCAATCAAACTATTTTAAATAATATTAACAATGGTGTCACTCCTCAATTAAGTTTATGTCAAACTTGGGCTAATTATGCCATTGTTTCCAATGATGAAAGAAAACGTATGGGTTGTGCTCCAAGAAATATTCTCATTGAACAAGTTCAAACTGCTCCTTTACAATCATTTAATCCTGTCACAAACAGTTCTCCTTCATATGATTTAAGATTTTCTCATGCTATCAAGGTATTATTCTTTGCTTGCCGTAATCAAACTGTCTCATCCGAATGGTCTAACTACACTGCTGCTACTCCTGTCGGAGTTTTACCATTAACCATTCCACCAACAATTGATTTCTTCCCTTCTGGTGCAGTTGATCCTATTATTGCTACCTCATTAACTTATGAAAATACTGCTCGTTTATCTAATATGGGTTCTGATTACTATTCTCTCGTTCAACCATGGTATCACGCTCCAGTTATTCCATTAGATAGTGGTTACCATATGTATTCATACTCGCTCGATTTTATCTGCTTAGATCCTAAAGGTTCTACTAACTATGGTAAATTAACCAACGTTAGCATTGCCCCACAAGCATCCAGCGGTGCATCAGTTGCCGCTGCTGGTACTGGTGTAGGTACAGGACTCCCCAATGTTGGTCCAACAAATTCAGGAGCAAGTTTCCCAAATAATTACCGATTTGTCACCACTGTTGTCAACAACAACATTATCCGTGTTTCTGGTGGTGCTTTAGGTTTCCCTGTCTTGTAAGAAAATTTTATAAAATTATATTTTGTGTTAAACAAAATATAATAAAATAATTATTTTATGATAATGTTGATGTAATATATTATAAACCTATTTATTATAATATATTAGAATTAAAACTGATAAACCACTATGATTTATTAGAAAAATAAATAATCTGTTATTTAATAATCTGTTATTTAATAAATGAAATCTATTTCTAAAATTATTCTTCTCATAATTATCTTTTTATCTATTTTAATTTTATTTATTGAGCGACCTACTAATTCCGAAGAAGATTTTTTAAGAACAGAATTAGCGAAAAAAGGTCTCCCGTCACCTGCTTTTGCTACAAAAGAAGAATTGGAAAAAATTTTATCTCTGAAATAACTATGACCTTACCTCTCGGTAACCATTACAATTACAAGGAGGTTTTAAACCTCCTGAAATATCAACACAGTATTTTTCCTTCTGTTTGTGTAATAATATAGTTATTAATAACACACATAAAACAATCAGTATAATAATATTTACTATTTCTATCATTTATTTTAAAAGATAAATAATTTTATCTGCACAATAACAATCACGTAAGCAAAAATAAACATTGCCCCATAATAAAGGGACTATAATCCATGCCAAAATTATATCAACAGTGTAATGATTTTTAGATGCTACAATGCTAAACTGTGAAATTAAATTATAAATCAACAGAGGTGGTAAAGGAACAATGTCATTTTTATAAAGATAAATAAATGACAAGGACGAATAACAAGCATGCCCACTAAATATATATTCCGTGCCACTGCCATTAATACCACCAAAGCGGAATTTTTCACTGTATTTTTTAAGTGGTGGTAAAACTGTGGTAAATGAACACAAGGCACGAAATATTTGTGCTATACTCATAATAAAAAACATTTCTGATAAACTTTCCATGTTTAAAAGTGTGACAGTTAATATAGTTTGTGCCAAAACTAATATATCACTTAAATAAGTAATTTTAATTTCAGAAATGTTTTTGTGAACTATATCTACAACATTGACTGGATCATTTTGAATTAGATTAGCAGACAAAATACATATTGTCGAAGAAAGTAAAAATAAAAATAGTGAAATCATATTTACATTTAAAATGGATATTTTTAAATGTTTATTCAGATCTTTCCATTGTTCCGCCACCAGAAAAATCTTGGTATTCAGGAAAATCAGGGTTAAAAGAATTTTGTTGTCGTTCCTCAATTTTTTCCAATAAATTTATTTTTTGTTTAATTTTTTCTCGCTCTTTATGACTCTTTGTTTCTGACATACGTTCATCTAATTTTTCAAGCATAAGATCACGACTATATTGTGTATTTCTTTCCAATTTTTTCTCCCTTAATTTTTCTTTTAATTTTTCTTTTAAATCTTGTTTATTTTCCTCTTGTTTCTTTCTAGAATTTTTAGGCATTTTATTATACTATAATAAATTTTAAATTGAAAATTTTTAAAAAGTTTAAAATTTATTAAAATGACTATTAAAAAGGAAGAAAATAATTTAATTAATATTTTAACTGAAATTCCAATTATACTTGCTATTTTTATCATTGGAGTATTTATCAATAATTGGATTATGTTTTTAGTCACAATAGTAGATGAAATTGTATTTCGGATGATTTTTTTCATTTATTTGGATAAAAATGTGCTAAATAGTGTGCTGTCTGCTATTTTTTATGCTTTGTATAGTTATTTTTTAGTTGGGATAAAATCAGTGTCAATGATTTATTTTTTGTTGGGTTTCGTCTATTCGATTGCTTCAAAAAAATATTCTATAGCTGAATTAATATTATTTCGTTTATGCTTAAATATATTTCTTCTTAAATTGTGAATACTTGAGCTTTACAAAAATTATTAACTATTGTTGATATTGTTGTTAAACTATCTTGACCATAATCTTTTTTCCAATCTAAAATTTTTTCCGACACACATTTTCTGATAAATTTAATATAATTTTCGCCCATATCAATCATTTCATCTAAAACTTTCTCATCTGTACATTCTTGTAACTTTTTATTTAAATAAAAAGTCACAGCAGATTTTATTTGTTCTTTGTTTGAAATACGTATAGTTAAATTTTCATCATCGGTAAAACCTTGTATAACATTGATTAAACGAGACAGATGGCCAGTACTACATTGTCCTTTCATTTCCTGAAACTCTTCTATCAGTCTATTTTCCAAATCTTTTTTATTTTTATGTTCCGAGATCCAAAACCACAAACAAAGAAAACAATCTAAAAGAGAAATTTCTTCATCTCCATAAACGGCAGTGGAAGTCAAGATATATTGAAAAGATTCTTCTATTAATTGTTTTTTTATTGTATATTGTCTAGTCATATAGTCTTGTATATTATCCGCCAAAGATACTTTATAGTCATATTTTTTAGACTCGTCAGTTTGATCTAAAATTATATTATTTTTATATTGTTCATAAAGATATTTTAATGCCTTTATTACACTTTTATTAATAAAAGTATCATGAACATTTTGCCTGTCATGATAAACAGATACATTTTTATTTTTAAAAGGCGGGTTTAAAACTATATTACCAGGATTATTATTTAACAAAATTTTGTATTCCTGTTTTTCTTCTATAGTTGTTAAATCATTTAGAAAATTTTGTTTTTGTTCTATTGTACCAAATTCCAACATAACATCTGCAATCTCTCTGAGACATTCTAAATTATTACTTTCGCGCAATTCATCAAATAATTCTCTGCCACGAGTTCTTAACAATTCAATACTTGGCGTGTTGGGATATTTTTTCCTGTGATTAAATAAATATCTTAAAGCTTTCACACGAACATCTGGACGATATTTATAATCTTCGGGAAAATTAAATACAGTTATGGCAAACCCTAAACCATTCATACTAAAAAAACTTAAATTAACATTCATTTATTAAAATTATTCACAACTTAAAATTGATTTTTTTAAAAATATTTATTTTTATTTAAAACTATGAAAACTAATTTTACTCGTAAAACAGAATTTTCAGTTGTGATACCTTTTTTATTTTGTATTTGTTTAATTCAATCTACTCTTATAATTCCATCTATCTATTACGGATTTGAATGTGAAAATTTATCTTGTCAAAAGGGAACAAGAGGAGGTATTAACTTGAGTGAATGGACAAAAGGTTTTGGTTTGGAAAAGACATTTTTAAACCTTTTTATCAGTTTGTGTTCAATTATGTTTATTTATACTGAAATAAATGAAGTTTTTTTATTTGTTCCAGCGTTAACTATAATTTTAGACTGGTTTTTTAATTCAATCTGGTTTATCTGGGGAATTGTAATTTTAGCAACTGGAGAAAACAGTAGTTGTGTCAAAAATGGGGAAAGCATTGCTATTTTAGCGATAGTGAATCTGTGCCTATCCCCATTGTGGTATCTTCATATTAAATTTTTCGGTCAATTATTAAGTAATTAATTTTATATTAAATTAATATAAGATTTTTAATTATTATAGACAATTTTCGGACAAGTTCTGCTATTTGACTCCGATGATTTTACTGCTATATTTGGCGTAGATTTTTACAATTAATATTTTCTAATCATTTCCACTACATCTGGTGGTAATTTTGTCATGTCTAACAATGTTTCCCTCTCTTGTATGGGATTTAAACCATAAAAATAAATATTATTTTTATATTGTTTTTGTGAACTAATTATACGCCAAAAATCTCTCTGATTGTATAACTTGATTTGTCCCTGATTTTTTAAACAAATTTTTAGATTATCTTTATCACCAAAAAATGTTAAATCTAAATCTCTTTTTGTGTTTAAAATTTGAATATCATTGCCAATTAAATAATAATTATAAATATCAAGTTTTTTATCATAGTTTTTAATTAAATATTCTCCAGAAATAGTATCAAAATATGTATAGATATATTTACAATCTTTACAAATTTTTGACATATCTTGTGGCAATGGAACAGTTTTTTCTTCTATAAATAAAGTTGAATTTGTTTCGTTTATATTATAACTCCTGTAATTATTGTTTGAACTAATTATTAATTTATTATCACGTAAAAACAAGTTTTCATCTTTTTTAGACCAAATATTCTTGTAAGTGGATAAAAGAGATAAAAAGTTTTCATTAACATTGTAAATTTGAAAAACTTTTTCATCCCTAACAAAAATAATTATATGATTATTTTTCAAAAAACTTATTTCTGGTGGTTTTTGATCTTGACCAAAAGTTACTGAAGATGTGGTTATATTATTTTGATTATAATATTGTAAACCAAAGTTTTCCAAAACAACTAGTGAATTATAATCTGAAATATAAAAGCAGTTCAAGGCAACTTTTTGAATCGGTTTAACAATAACTTCCCAAGTATCACTGATGTTATTATGCTTATAAATATTTATATGATTATTCAAATAATAATCATCCATAATATTATTCTCAATTATACATATTATATCTGTGTCTTTGTTTTCTTGAACATTTAATATTTTATAATTATTATTTGTCTTGTGATACAAATTAAATTTACAATAATAACTTAATTCAAGTGATGAATTTATTTTACATAAATTCAACTCGTTGTCTATAAGATAAATTGCTTCCTTGGTTTGAAAACTAGTCATACAGTTTATAACATCGACATTGAAATGAGATAAAATTTGTGCTATTTTTTCCGAAAAAAGTGGGCAAAATTCAGCACCTATTTTTTGTGAGTTTTCCATATTATCATAATAAAACCCGTCATTTCTGTTTTCATCAGGTTGAAAAAAATCAGTCTTGATGACTACTATTAATAATTGACCATCTTTTTCAAGCATATGTTTCTCGTCTTTTAGTCTATCTTTTAGTCCAATATATTTTATAAAATCTTTTGTATTATATTGGGCATTATTTGTGCCATCACTAACATATATTATTAGAGGTATTTGTGAATGTAAAAAAACATCTCCATTGATATTGTTTAAATATAAAATGCTGTCCAAACCGGAAATTTTAATACGATCTTTGTATTTATATTGTTTAACAAGTTCGTAATATTTTTTTCTTAAATGTGAAAAAGAAAGTTTTTTACTAAACATTTATAATTTAATATATTTTAATTTTCAATCGTAGGAAGTTCCATATCTATGTGTTCGGCAACATTTTGTTTATACCATTGTAAATAAAATTGTATTATATCGTGTTCTGAAGAGTTTAAAAACTTTTCACGATTTTCACCCATAAAAGGTAGAAAAATTTGTTTAATTTTTTCTACCCCTAAATTCTTCTCCAAAAATTTTTTTTCTATTTTGATGTTTTTATCAATATTCATTTATTAACCAAAATGATTTTTATTTTTATTTTTTAATAAAAATAAAAATAATGGGTATCAAATCTTTATCTAAATTTTTAAAACAATCATATTCAGAAGTATTTGAATTAATACATATTTCTGAATATCACTTTCGCAAAGTTGCCATAGATACAAGTTTATATCTTTGCAACTATAAAGCATTATACGGAGAAGAAGGTTGGTTAGGTGCATTTGTAAAATTGGTGTCTTGTCTCAGAGAAAACGAGATTCATTGTGTGTTTATCTATGATAGTGGGTTTCCACCAGAAAAAGAACAGGAAAGAAAACACCGTATGGAATCAAGAACTAAACTAGATAAAAAAGTTTCTGAATTAGAACTAGCAATTGAAAAATATCATAATACTGGTGAAATAGATAATATTCTGGTTGAATTTCAAGACAAGAAAAATATTTCACATAAAAGTATTATGCGTCCTGCCACAATAAATATCAATTCAATAGAATATTTAGTCAAAAAAATGCGTAAACAACTTTTCAGCATTACACAAAAAGATTTTGAAATTACTAAACAACTTTTTGACATTTTAAAAGTTCCTTATTATAATTCAGCGTTAGAAGCAGAAACTATGTGTGCTGATTTATGTTTACAAGGCGAGGTTGACGCTGTCCTTTCTGAAGATACAGATGTTTTAGCATACGGAGCACATACATTTTTAACTAAAGTAAACACTGCCAATGGTACGTGTTTAAGAGTTAAATATAGTGATGTTTTGGAAAAGACTAATTTAAGTTCAGAACAATTTTTAGATTTTTGTATTATGTGTGGCACAGATTATAATAAAAATATTTTTCGTATTGGTCCAAGCAAAGCATTAAGTTTAATTCAAAAATATGACAATATTGAAAATATATCTGATCAGGCAAAAATTGATGTTAAAATTTTAAATCACCATCGCGTTAGACAATTATTTAGAGAATACCAAAAAACCAATGTTAAAGTACCCTATTGTGGTACACCAGATTTTACTGAATTACAAAAATTTTTATTTATCCGAAATTTAAGAATAGATACAGATAGTTTAAGAAAAAGTTTTATTCACAACATAATTATATTTGAAGATGATAATGAAAAAACTATACCGGAATAAATAATTATAAAAGAAAAAAGTTTATTTTAATAAATGTATGCAATAGCGAGAGATTATTTAGGTTTAAAAGAACAAGAAAAAAAAGCGACAGTAAATATCATTTCCAAGCCTAATCCAGTTTCTGTGTCTATTCCTGTAATTAAACCTCACGAGGTTAAAATCTCTACCATTACAGGCGAGACATCTGACCCAAAAATCTGGGGACCACCTTTCTGGTTTACTTTACATGTTAGTGCAGTTCATTACCCGGAAAATCCCAGTCAAATTGTTCGTGAAAGAATGAAACAAAGAATATTGGCTATACCTTATGAATTACCCTGTTCTACTTGTCGACCTCACGCATTGGCGTTTCTTGATTTATACAAAAACGAACTTGATCGGGTCGTGAGTAATAAACATGAATTGGGTAAATTTTATACTGAATTTCACAATCAAGTTAATGAAAGATATGGCAAGGAAAAATGGACTTATGAAAAAGTGTTTCAAGTTTATTCAGGTAATGTTAAAGTTTCTAGAAGTATTTAACATTTTTATAAAAAGTTATAAAAATGAAAAAATAAAAATAATACAAAAGGGATAATATTATTATGTCTGAAACAATTTTAACTAAAAATCAAAAAAAAGCATTTGACCTGATTGTCTCTGGTAAAAATGTTTTTATAACTGGACCATCCGGAACAGGTAAATCTCTCATTATTCATATGTTTAAAACTTTGTATGGCAAAAGCAAAAACATCGGTATCACAAGCACCACTGGTATTTCAGCACTTTTAATTGGCGGAAGTACATTACATTCTTATTTAGGCATTGGTTTAGGTCAAGGAACAGAAGAAGAACTCATTGCTAAAATATCTAAAACACGCAAAGCCAAACAGAGGTGGCAAACAATAGACGTGTTGGTAATTGATGAAATTTCAATGTTGTCTCCAGATCTTTTTGATCGGTTGGAAAAAGTCGCCAGAATTTTAAGAAAATCTAAAAAACTACTTGGAGATGAAAAAATTCCTGATAAACCTTTCGGCGGTATACAACTTGTCCTAACTGGCGATTTTTTACAATTGCCTGTAGTGGGAGAAGATAATTTTTGTTTTGAAGCTGAAAGTTGGGAAAAATGTGTTCAATATACCATTTATCTAAATGAAATTATTCGTCAACCCGATCCAGTTTTTCAGAATGTTCTTAACGATATTAGATACGGCATAATATCAGAAGATGCTAAAAAATTACTTCTCTCTAGAATAAATATTGAATTAAAAAATGAAAATGGTATTAAACCAACTAGAATCTATACTACCAATCATGACGTTGATGAGATGAACGAAAAGGAATTGGACAAATTGGCATTGAATAATGATTTTTATCAATATGATATGGATGTACATTTTTATGACTTTGTCCAAAACAAAGAGCAGGCATTGGAAAAAGCGAGAAAAAATTGTTTGGCACCTGATAAACTTCAATTGTGTTGTGGTGCTCAGGTAATGTTGCTTCATAATCTGGATTTAGAACAAGGTTTAGCAAATGGTAGTCGTGGTGTAGTAATTGGTTTTATCGAGGATTTGCCTGTGGTGAAATTTTTAAATGGCGTGGAGAGAATTATTGATCATCATTGCTGGGAAACGGAAGAAGATAAAGTTAAACAATTAAGAATCACACAGATTCCTTTAAAATTAGCATGGGCAATCACGTGTCACCGTAGTCAAGGTTGTACTTTAGATTACGCAGAAGTTAATCTTGGTAATCTTTTTGCGTATGGGCAAGCATATGTGGCTCTTTCACGAGTTAAAACTAAAGAAGGATTAAAAATTTTAGATATCAATTTTGATGCTATAAAAGCACACCCCAAAGCTGTCCAGTTTTACAAAAATAACGAAGAATAAGAAAATATAATTTTTTACACCTTTGCACAATTAAAACGCCGATTTATTTTTTATAAATAATAATAAAATTGATTTAATTTTATTATCATTACTATATTTTATACATTAAATAAAATGGACGAACCTAAACGACAAATATCTCTGTTAGACCATCGTAATAATTTATCGAATAATCCAAACAGATATATTCAAGATAAAGAAAGAGCAATAAAACAATTTGCCGAAACATCGTATAAATTTTATGGGTCTTGTGGAAAAAATAAAAAATTGTTAATAAAATTGCTTGAAAAATTAGGTGAATTAGTTTTTGAAAATCAAGAAAATAAACCAATTTATGAGTATCAAGATACTTTACCTCGTGCTTGGAACTCGCCAATGAATGGAGGGTGGAAATTAAATTATATAAAATGGGAAATAGGACATCTTATATCATTAAATCAAGGTGGTTCTAATCACCCTGAAAATTTATCATTCCAATCTGCTAGATGTAATCAACATATACAAACAAGTATGAACTATTTTGAAACAACAGAGTATAATTGTAAAGAAGAAGTTAAGAATAGAATTGATAATTTATTCATTCTTCATAAAAGTAAAGAATGGATAGATATTTTAGAAAATATTAATTCTATTGTCACAATCGGCGTTTTAAATGTGCAAAGGTGTAAAAAAATTATATCGACATAAAAATAGTGAGTTTATATGCTGTGAAAAATTCTGTTTAATCATATTTTAATCAGATTTAAAAACAGGTTTATTATAATTAAAATAATTCAATGCCTAGAAAACCTACACAAAAATCTACAGAAGAAAGTCAATCTTCGCGAAGAAATAACGAATCAGATTCATCTGTTCAATCTGAATCATCATCACAGGTAGCTGTTCAGAAACCAGCTCGATCAAGAGCTTCACGACGTAATGCTACTAGTGTCCCAGAATCAGTTCCTGAAGTATCCGAACAACAATCTGCTGTTTCAGCGCCCAAGACAAGACATGTTCCCACTCGTGAAACAGTTGAACGTGAATTTGATGAACTTGTTGCTAGTGTTGACGAAGAAATTAATAAATTACGAACTTCAGCAGGTAAATCTAAGGGAGTTAAATTTTTAAGAACTATCAACAAGCGTATCAAAAGTTTAAAGAATCACTCTTTACGTGTTTCCCGACAACGAACCACTGTAAGAAGAAATAACACTAATTCTGGTTTCCTTAAACCAGTCCAAATTTCCAAGGATTTGGCTAAATTTACTGGTTGGGATCCAGCACAACTCCGTTCTCGTGTTGATGTGACAAAGTTTATCTGTAATTATATCAAAGAACATAATTTACAAGATCCTCAAGATAAACGTAATATTCACGTTGATAAAGATGCCGGATTAAAGAAACTTTTACGATATGACGGTAAGGATGGAAAACCTCTTACTTATTACAGTTTACAAACATACTTAAAATCTCATTTTACACCCTCCCCAGCAGTAGTTTCTGATTCTGCTTCAGTTGCCACTAATACTGCTCCACAAACACCAACTCCAGCAGCAACCACTACTACCGCCTCAACATCACAACCTCGTCGTGCACGTGCTCCCGCAGGACAAAATTAAAAATATAAATATAAATTATTATAATTTATAATAATTTTAAATTACACCAACTGCACAATCTGGAAGTTTTTTGTCATCTTTTTTTGCCATTTTATCATTCATTACCGCTTTCATACTTGGTCTTTTAAAATATCTTGCCAATTCCATTCTTCCTTCACGAGATAATGGTTGGTAACTTGAACGATACGAATAATTACCTCCGTCATTAGCAGCGAAACTATTAATACAATTAGCAGGACTAGCAGGATTAGTGGAATATGGATCACACCCTCCTTTAGGTCCTACGCCTATCCATGATACTTGAGCCATTTATTTTAACAAAATTATTTTAAAAAATTTAAAATAATTTTTTATTAATTAAAATTGTAATGGAGAATGAAAAAATTTTAGAAAAATGGTATGAAGCAAAGAAAAAAATTGAAGACCTGGAAGACCGAATAAATGAATATAAAAATAAAATTACCAAAGAAATGAACACTAAAAATATTGACAAGATTCAAACAGAAAATTTTTGTGTGTCGAGAAAACGCAACACGCGAAGTTATTTAACAAAAGATAATGTACCGGTCGATATTTGGAATAAATATTCTACACGCAGTTCTTTTGATGCTTTTTATTTGACCAAACATTAATTTTCTAGTTTTTTCTCAATTTGTTTTATTTGACACCATTCTGTCATAAAATCACATATTTTTTGTCGTAATTCTGTGTCATCTATAACATCTTTAACAATGGATAATTTCTGATATGGAGTTAATTCAATTTCAGAATGTTTTTCCACTGCTTCATACATTTTCATAAACATAATAATCATCTTGGCACTATCCCAGTCTGTCATATAAGTATTATAAAACTCTCTAAATTCAGGATGTTCCATTACATTAGCAAGACGACGAAAATGTGGATTATCTTGGTAAATTTGTCGCCCATTTTTTTCTGTCACATTGACTAAATCTTTACTCATCTTTATTTATATATTAGGAAAATTGTTGTTAAGTTCAATTTCATTTTTAAAAAGTATTAAATTTTTAATCTTTAAATCAAGATTTAAATTTATTTTTATTTTACAAAAATTTAAATCTTGTAATAAATGGAAAATAATTTAGATAAAGTTGTTGTAGAAATTGAAAAAATTTTATCCGGACAAAAACTTGGTTTAGATAACATTCTCTCAGTTTGTATTTCGGCAATGAAAATAGTTGAAGGAATTCCCAAACTTAAAGGTGCCGAAAAGAAAGAATTAGTATTGAAATCTATTGAAATTGTCATGAATAGGACAGACGGAGATATTACATTGTTAACGATCTTGTCTAGTTTTATTGACAATGCCATTAGTATTGACCGGGGTCAACTTAAATTTAATGTCAAACCTAAAACAATCTGGAATTGTTGTTTGGGCATTTGCAAAGGTGGAGAGAAAAAATAAAATTGAAAATAATTTTATTTTTAGTTTAAAAATTAAAACAATTATAACAAATGTCTAAAAGTGATCGTGTTAATCAATTATCTAACCCACAAAATTACGATGTTAATAAAATGATTTTTTCAGCACCTCAATTAGGTTCAGTTCCAAATACTCCTATAGTTTTTAAGCGTATTTCTATCAGTACTTTAAATAATGACAAGACTATTGGTGATCTTATTTTTCCTACCGAAGAATTATTTTCGTTTGGTGTAAGTGAAAATAAAAATCCCGAAACTAAAAAGGTTAATGGTCATGTTTTACCTCTTTGTCTTTGGAGAAAAGAAGGACCCACAAATGAAGAAAAACGTTGGACTGATACTTTTAATAGTGTTGTAGAACATTGTAAAAAACATCTTATTGAAAATAAAGAAGCAATTGAACAATATGATTTATCAGAAAGCGACTTGAAAAAATTAAACCCTCTCTATTGGAAAAAAGAAAAGGGTAAAATTGTCGAAGGTCAAGGACCAACTTTATATGCCAAATTAATTGCTTCCAAAAAGCACAATAAAATTCTTAGTATGTTTTTCAATCACAATGGAGACGTTATTGAACCTATGTCAGTATTAGGTAAATATTGTTATGTCAGAGCAGCAGTTAAAATTGAGTCTGTATTTGTGGGAAATAAAATTTCCTTACAAGTTAAACTTTATGAAGCAGAAATTAGATTAATGGACGGAGGTATGAAACCTTTAATGTCCAGACCAAAAACTAGTGGACTCTTATTAAACAATAATAGTAATCCTCCAGTAGCAGACTCTGAAGATGGTGATGATGGAAGTTTAAATAATTCAGAAAATGAAGATGACTTTCCAGCACCTGTGCCCGCTCCAACAGTTCAACCAGTAAAAAAAGTTGTTAAACGTGTGGCCGCCAAGAAACCATAAAAAAATTAAATATTATTATTAAAATTAATAATAATAAATGTGTTTTGTCTATATTAATTTATTATATATATTAATTGTGATAATTTTGTTATCTATCATTATATATCGTCTGGGGAAAAAACAAGAAAGATATACACCCAGAAAAAATTTATTAATAAATTCAATACCTTTTCAGATTAAATATTTTAAAAATAAAGATAATTGGAATATTTATAAAAATATTGTCCAATCTTCACGAGATTTATGTCAAGAACGTATATCAGATAATGATGATATAAACAAATGTTTAAAAGCATTTCCAATGCCAAAATAACATTAAAAATTATTTTTAATTTCATCCTCGTATTCATGAGGATCTCCTAATTTAATTTCTCCATTTTTATAATGCCAAATATGACCTTGGGAACACATTTTACATTTTAATGCACAGTGACATGAATAGGCGGCACTTTTTTTACAGGTCGGACAATTAGCATTATTATCTGGCGATGGAATATCAGCATCATATGTAGCGTATGTATTAAATGATTGTGAATAATAACTTTCACCTTTTTTATTATCTGAATAGGACATGTATTGTGTATTGTCCCGATTATCTTTATCTGGATGAACATAGCCCATTTTAGATAAAATATTATCAAGGTTTTTTCTTGATTGTTCTGTATTCATTTATAAAATTAAAAATTAGTTTTTAAAATATATTTTTATTGTATTGCTTGAATTAAGAACTTGGGAATGTAATTTTTCTTTACATAAACTAACACTACCCACACAATGCCAGTTAAAACAAAAGCGAAAATTTTATACGTATTATTACTGATATTCCTGATCATCAAATATAATATTAATATTGTAATTAAACTTATCATTAATTGACAAGAAGTATTTATAACATGTTTTTCAATTTCGTTTTCAGAAATAAATAATATTGTAATTAAAAACATTGGTATAAACTCAAAAAGAGGTTTAAACTTGTTTAAAGTATTTTTTATAAATAATAACATTATTTATAATTACATTTTTTCTTTTTTTTTACAATCTAAAAATTTATTCCCTAGAAAGACGAAAGATTGAAACCATCTCCAAATAACTTCTTTATCATCCTTGTCTAATTGTGAAGATGTCCACAATTTTTTAAAGTGATTGACTTTATTATTTTCGTCCTCATTAAATTTTTCAAAAAGAATATTATGATTAAGGAAAAATTTCTCATCACGATTTTTAATCATATCGTGAAGAGGACAGAGATTTGCCACTATATATTTCATAATGTCTAATATGGGCAGTCTATCGTTAACAAAAATTCTAAATATAACAAAGTCAGGTTCACTGGGAAACGATTCTATCAATTCGTCTAAAAAATTAACTAATTGTGTTTTGAGTTGTATTAATATTTCCGTTTCTGATGACATATTTATTAATATTTTTAGTTCTTTAAACTTCCTATACAATTAAAATTTTGTTTTTGAAATTGTACCATCGTAATCACTATATTTAATTTATCTCCCATTGTGATAATTTTATCATCTTTAACAAAGGTGTTATTTAATTTGTCAAATTTATAATTTTTTAATTTATCACAAGGTATCAAGACACGTATTTTTTCAAAAACTTCCACGAAAATACCACTAGAAAATATCATACAAACTTTACCTTCATATTCTGAATTTACTTCAGGTTTAATTGTATCTGCTCCAAATTTAACACGGAAAAATGCCATTGGGCATGATGTAGATATTGTATTTTCTACAATATTAATTTTATTATAAATTTTAGTTATATAACCATATTTTTCATCACATTTTCCAATTGTGTCTTGACGAATTTTATTTAATAAATTTTCCCGTAAATTTTCGTTTAAATAACGAGATTCAAGAGAAAAAACTTTTTCAATAATAATACGAGACATTCATATTATTATCTAAATTTTATGATTTTTATTTCATTTTTAATATTAATATCATGGTTGAAATGCCAAACAAAAATAAAATTGCCGTGGTAATATAAAGTATGTTTGGAAATGTATCTTTTTGAACTACTTTTTTCTCCTGTTCTAATTGTGCTGAATATTTCTGTTTAATTTTTGACAGCGGATAATTTCTACCTTGTAAAAGATGGGTGTAAAAATCATCACAAAAACCTTTTTGACAATCTGGTGAATCTTTATCTAAACAATTTTTTTCACAACAAGTTGTTATTTCGGTTTTTTTATCTGACACACATTTTTTATCTATATTTGGTTCTTCGCCACAACCACTTTCTTTCGCACAATTATAAATATTTGTCATCCCGACTGATGGATTTTCCATGCAGCCACTTTCACAATTTCTGATTAGTTCATCGCATTGATTATAACATCTTTGTTTGTCGCCAGTTTGTGGAGCATAACTTGAATTACAATTTTCATAACAAAATATAATATGATCACTACAAGATTCCATACAACAATTAATTGTATCTATTGATGTAGTTGGTATATAACTATTCGTTTTTTCATCCCAAATACCACTACAATACGGGGAAGAGGTATTAGTTGACAAACGAAAATCTCCCATTTATTATAAAATATATTGTCTGATAAATTCATCTTTTTCGTAAATAGGAATACCTAAACTTTCTGCTTTTTCTAATTTACCAGAAAGTTTACCACCTTTTTTGGCAACGATTAATATAGTAGTATTTTTCGAGACAGAACCTGTGACATTTCCACCACGCGAGATAATATCTTCTTCCAATTTTTTATCTCTAAATCCAGTCATTACTATTTTTTGACCTTGTAATTTTTGTGAAACTTTTTTCTCCTTTTTAAACTTTGCATATTTACTTAATTTTTTAATCAATAAATCAGCATAACGAAGATTGTGAACAATTTTTTTGGCAGTTAAATCTGAAAATCCTTCCACTTTTATAATTTCAGCGATTAGTTGCTCTTCTGTTTTTTCCTTGTACATTGTTAAAATATCTGGAATCCCGCGCAAAAGAGTGTTCATTTTTTTACTGCCAATGCCAAAACCCAACACACCTGAAGCACCCACTACATCAGGAATTTTTACATCTTGTAAACCATTATGAATATTAGTGTAAATACGTTCAGCAGATTTTTCTTTAAATTCTGGAATTTGTAAAAGTCTCTTTTTATCTGCTGAAACTATTTTAATCAAGTCATCTAAACCATTTTCAAACATTTTTTTTACAGTTGCTTCTGACACATGTTTAATTCCTAATTTGGCAAAAAAATTGGAAATTAATTTTACACACATTGTGTCGTCATATTCTTTGGCAAAAATATTCACTTCGTTTTTGTCCCAAATATAATCAATTTCTGGCATGTCTGGTTTTTTCGCTTGTTTAACGACTTCGACAATATAAGGTATAACTTCTTTACTACGAGTAATTTTAATTTTGGCACCACGACCCAAATTATTGTCAACTACGTATTTAGCATTATGCGCCGTTGCTCTGGTCATTGTTATTCCACCAGTTTCAACTGGGTCTACAATAACCACTGGTTTAAGTTGTCCCCATTTACTCATGTTCCACTCAATCTCTTTTACTTCAGTTTCAAATATAGCATCGTCCAGAAGCATTTTAAACGCGAACATATAATCTGGATTGCCACTGATATTACGATCGTAAGGTGAATCTGATTGTACAATAATACCATCTAATTCATATTCCGACTCTTCACGAAAACGTGGATAAATTTCAGAAAGTGTATCAATTGTTAAATCAGAAATAATTTCAAAATTAACAACTTCAAAACCTAATTTATTTAACTTTTTTAATTGTTCACTTGGTTTAGGCATGCTATCGCCAACTATTTCATAAACGACAAAATGAATATCTTCTAAACCTTTTCTGGCAGTTTTACCACTAATTAATCCCGAAACCATGTTTCGGGGATTTTTATAACTTTCAGAATGTTTATCGTTAAAATCCCCTTTTTTCATTATCAATTCTCCTCTGACGGCAATATCTTCAGATAGTTTAGGGATGTTGAAATAATTTGTCAGGTAAGAAATGTCTGCTCCTATTTCCCCATCCCCTCGTGTATAAAGATTGATTTTATTATTTTCTCTGACTAACAAACAGGAAACACCATCCAATTTAGAACTAACAACATAATTTTTAGACTTGTTGTCGCGAACCCATCTGTTTAAAACTTCTGGTTGCTGAGGCGTAATTTTGTCAGCACTGCCCAACCAGTAGGGCAATTGTGTACGGTTTTCACCTTGACGTAATTTAGCACCCACAGGAGGCACGTAATCTGGATCACGTATGGTCAGTGTTTCTTTTAATAAATCATATTTATAATCTTCTACTGAGCTTTCACCTGTATTATAATAAATATCATCTAAATGTAATTTTATCTTGTGTAAAATTGTTAATTTTTCTTCGGATAAATATTTTTTATATTCTTTTGTGCTAAGAGAGTTAATTTTTTCGATATACTTTTCCATTTTATAAATTTATTATTTATCTTATAAAATATCATTTTTATAAGATATTATAAAAATGTTTAATCTATGTAAAAAGGTTCTTTGGCATCGTTTTGATAATCATTTAATTTAGTTTCGTAAATGTATAAATTTCTACCCCATTTGTTTAATTTGACAAAATTTTGCGCATTGTCATAATCAGAAAAACAAATTAACACTTTGACATTTTGACGAAAAAAATATGTACTAAAATTATCGATAACTTCTAAAACAACATAAATAGTTTTTTCCTGTTCCATTTGTTTTAAAGAATTTTATTTATAAATTATTTTGTAATAAAGTTTTAGTTTCCGGTGTTAATTTTTCTGGAAAAATTATACGATAATGTATTTCCATTACACTATTTTCTACCATTCCCTTAGGTATTGTCTGTAGTGTATACGGGGTAATAACATCATTATTAACAATATTTAATATTTCCCCTGAAGGATGGGGAATTTCAAAACTGTGACCACAAAGTGCTTCTTTTAAACTAAGTTGTTTGACATAAATTAAATTTTTACCATTCAGTTTAAAATTTTCGTGTTCTTTTATTGTGATTACTACAATAAAATCACCGGGTAATTGCGACAATTTATGATTGCCATCATTTTGAAAAATGTATCTATAACCATTATCCATATGTGGTGTTAAATGAACATCAAATATTTTAAAATCTATTTGTGAACCTTGATTACATTTTTCACAAGAAGGGCAAACTTTACCTAATCCCTGACAATTATCACATTTTTGTGTTTGTTGTATCATGGCAAACCCAACAGAGCGCAATGTCATTGTGAAACCGCGACCTTTACATTTATCACAATCTTTCGCCCTTTCACTACAAGATTGGCAAACTCTATCACGTGGAACTTTTAATTTGACTATTTTTCTTTTACATAAATCTTCTAAACTGACATTGATTTGATGTAAAATAGGTGATGCTTTGGCGACATTTTGTTGATGAAAAATATTAAACATTTTACCGAAATCTCCATTGCTAAATATATTACCAAAAATATTAGCAATGATATCTTCTGGTATATCTCCTGAATTTGCCAAACCTGATTTTCCTCTCATATCGTAAAGTTCTTTTTTCTGAGGATTAGAAAGAATATCATAAGCAGAATTTATTTTTTTAAATTTTTCTGGATCTCCACCCTTGTCAGGATGTTGTGTCTGTGCTAATTTACGAAATGCTTTTTTAATTTCATCGGCAGAAGCATTTGGATTTACTCCAAGAATATCATATAATTCAGTTTCAACTGGCATTTAAATATTTTGTTTAAAACTATAAACTTGATTTTCATAAAATGATATTTAAAAAATGATACTACAAAATAAATAAATGTCTTTGAATCAATCTTTAATTAAAAGTGTAAACAGTCTTGTTAGCGAATTTGTTCAAACTATTTCCGTTAAATATAATTTAAATCGAGAAGAATTAATGAAATTATGGGATAGTGAAAATCAAGCCGCGCCAACAAAGAGCAATAATGAACTAACTAATATAGATATGGCAGATTTAAGTTTTGAAAGATTAAATAAGTGTAATAAACAAGAGTTAGTTGCTCTTTGTAAATCTAGAAAGCAAAAATGTACTGGGACTAAACAAGAATTAATGCAAAGATTGTTAGGTGGAGAAGAAAATAGTTCTGAAAAGAAAAAGGCAGAACCACAAGAAAATAAACCAGCTCCCGCTAAAAAAAGTTCTCCTAAACAACCTACTTCACGTGCGTCATCTAGTTTAAGTGTAGTTAAAAAATTAACTAGTGATATTCCTGTTTTAGCAATCAGAAGAAATGCACATGATAATTTAGAACATCCTGAAACTGGTTTAGTTTTTGACCGCCAAACTCATATAGTAATTGGCAAACAACAAGCAGATGGCACAATAGCAGAATTAACTGATGCTGACATTGAATCTTGTAAAAGATTTAAATTTAAATTTAATATTCCAACTGATTTGGATAAAAAATTAAATCTCAACAATGTTAAAATTGACGAATTGGGCGATGACGAAGTTTTAGAAAATATTGAAGATGAAGAAGAAGATGAAGAAGTTTTAGAAGAAGATGAAGATGAAGAAGTTTTAGAAGAAGATGAAGAAGTTTTAGAAGAAGATGATGACTAAAATATCTTTTAATAAATTATTAAAAGATAGACTTAAAAACAAAATAGGAGAAAATAAAATGGCAGATATTTGTAAAGAGTATTATAAATTAGATCGAAATAAGCCCACTATCGGTTTGTTAATGATGCTTAAAAATGAACAGAAAAGATTACAGATCACATTAGATAGCGTGGTTGGTTTTGTTGATGCTTTAATTATTTACGATACAGGTAGCACGGATAATACTATTAATATCGTGGAAAAGTTTTCTGAAAAACATAAAATTAATTTATATTTGAAAAAAGGTGATTTTGTTGATTTTTCCACATCTAGAAATATATCACTTGATTTAGCAGACACTATTGATGTTCACTATATATTATTACTTGATTGTAATGATGAATTAAGAGGCGGAGAATATTTAAGAGAAGCTGCTAGAGAATTTATAAATAAACAAAACACAGCATTTTTAGTCTGTCAGGAATGGTTTACTGGACAGAAAGATAAATATTTTAATATCAGATTTGTCAAACCTAGAAATTCATGGCGATATCAAGGTTCTGTTCACGAATGGTTTAAAGATATGAGTTCACCCACAGATCAACCAAGATTTCCAGTTGTACGTTTAGATGACTCAATTGTCATTTATCAAGACCGAGTCAAAGATGATGATAAAAGTGCGAAAAGATTTAAATTGGATCGAGAATTATTATTACGTGATCATAAAAAAAATCCTACAGACCCAAGAACATTATTTTATTTAGCACAAACTTGTCAATGTTTAGGTGAACATTCTGAAACATTGTACTATTCTAAATTAAGATTGGAACAGGAAGGTTTTTTAGAAGAAAAATTTCATTCCTATATGAGATGCGGTGTTTCCTGTATAAATTTAGGTCATGAATGGTATGATGCTATGGTATGGTTTTTAAAAGCTTATGAAAATTTTCAACGAGCAGAACCTCTAGTTAAAATAGCAGAATATTACCGTTTAAAAGCAGAAATGGAAACAAAGGAAAATAAAAATGCTTACAATACTTGGCGAACAGCATTTTTTTATATCAACGAAGCATGCCGATTAACTTATCCAGAACATTGTATTTTATTTGTGGATAAAAGTATCTATGATTACCAGAGATGGCATGTTATGGGGATAGTTGGATATTATGCTGGTGAATACGAAAAAGGTAAACAAGGATGTTTAAAAGCAATGGCACAGGGAATTAATATAGAATTAGACAAAAAGAATCTCCAGTTTTATTTAGATAAAGAAAAATCTTCGCCACAGATTTATGAACAAGGAGGCAAAATTTCACATGAAAAAGACAAGGTTCCTATAACACGAGAAAAATTTTTATTATATAAAATGAATGAATTAAAATCACAGTTTCCGGATATGCCAAGAAATAAATTAATTAAAAAAGCAAAGGAAATGTGGAAGAAAAATTAAACTTTTATAATTTATAAAAGTTTTTAATAATGTTCAGATAAAGCTGAATTAATATTTCTAATTGTAATATTATCTTTGCCTGATAAATTGGTATTTTTATGACTTGTTTGTTCGTGATTTTGTGTTTTTTGTGTTTGATTTTCTGATGTTTTTTTATCATCTTTTTTCACGATGATAGGTTCTGGGGGTGTAATGTTTAAACTTTTATGCGTAATTTTTATACGAAATGACATTTATAAAATAATATCTTTTTTTTAAATTCTAGAAAATAAATGACCAGTTTTACACCATCAACACAAAGTTATTTATTTAATCATATGTCAACATTTATTGATTATAGAACAGAAAAAGAACCCCAATTATGTATCGCTAAAAATTCTGTGCTTGATTTTATCACCAAAAACAGTAATTATAGTAAATTTTTAGAGATAGTTAAAAATGCTGATATGATAGGTATTTTAAACTCGGAACAATTTAATTCAACTATATTTGTGGCAGAGAACAAATGGCTGGAAAAATACGACACTGAAAATATGGACAGTGGTATTGCCAAAC